CTCCACTAGTTCCGTCTTGTGACGACCTAAATATGCAATTGTCTAGGTGCTGAGTGAGGAGTGGCGGTCTCGCCTCCCCCACCGATGAACCTACCATAGCCCATCCGAGCCGCCTTGTCAAGCCCTAAGTTGGGCTCCTGGGCATCAGTTAGTGGTTTGGTATCGTGGTGTATGTCGTACGGACCTAGGTGATAAGTAGCGTGAGTGTGAACAAACTATTGATAACCGTCTACAATGCCTCTCTACTGTGCTCTAGGGCTCAGTATACCTATTAACTGTTAGAGGCGCCTTATAGCCGCTTCTAGGCGTGTCTCAGAGCGTTATAGCTGCACTGTCTAACTGAGTTAAGAGGGGCAGACAGATCACTTGGTATCTACCTAGTGTCACCATATCCTAACACCACTACATATAGCGTTATACCCTTCCACCACCAGTTACTAACCAGCTGTACCCAGTACTCCACCGCTACCAATTAGTATACCACTGGCTAGCAGTGCACTATATACAGTGGTGTCTATTGTTATACCGTGTGAGTCCTTGATCGCAAGAGGGGGGCACCCCTTTAATACGTTAGACAGTGAATGCAGAGCACACACTAGGTAGATGCTTTTGTAGGAGCTTATAGGCACCATTGGCAATGATCCTATGCTCCTCTTGTGTACCGTTACCGCAGCGTAGTTGACAGTAGTGAATCCAAGACCTAATGGTACCGTTCATATACAACTTAGTGGGTGTACAAAGAGGTAATACTTCTCTAGCACACTCTTTAGCTACACCTAGTTCTAACAGACGTTCATATGCTCGGTAACTAGTTACCAATGCTTGTCCAACTACTTGATCGCATTCATGCAACACACCAAGAGGAAGGTCATCAACACTGTTCTGTCTATTTTTCAGATCCTGCCTTCTCATCTCTGGTAACTCAGGTCTGAGCTGTACTTCAGCATACCGTTGGCTAAACTCCTGGAAGGAAAAGCTCCTATGTCGTAAGATCTGTGCTGCTATACTCCTTGTTGTCTCTATAGATACACACATATTAACCATCTCAAAGGGTGACCAATGTTGATGGTCAATAAGATACTTAATTAACTTAGCACTGGTCTCAGTGTTGTTTTGATTAGCTGGGTTACTTACCCTAGCCATGTAAGCTATAAGCTCTTCAGCGTTAGGGGTAATGTGTACAAGAGATACTTGGTGGGTCATTAACAGGTGGTAGTGGAGGTTAGTGGAGAGTTAATAACAGTAGTGACGGTAGTGGGAGGAGCTGCGCTCCTAATCCCTCACAGTACTCACAGTATTAACATTAATAGTTCAGTGGAGTGAAAGTTTGTGTCTTTGGGGTTTAGTAGTACTTACAGAATGTCCATTCCCAGGGACATTAATAAAGAGAGAGATGTGTCTCGATAGAGGCATGTCTCTCTCCATTCACGGGGTCTGATCCACCCTTCAGCTCCCGCTTAACGGGTGGGATCTGCCTAAACCCAGTAGCTGCAGCTGTTCTCAGCGAAAGCTACACCCAGGTGGGGACTGAACTTTTTGTCTTACCTCTAGCCTTACGTCTTTGGTCTAGATTCATCCCCATAACTAGGTGGTTTGTAGCAGCTATGGGGTCATCTATAAATGTGTCTAGTATGTCTTGCCACTCCTCCTGTTTACGCATTTTAACAGCTTCATAAGCAGAGATACCCATAGCATCAATGAAGTATTTAACACCTTGTGCTAATGAGTCTAATCTGTCGTCGTGTTTAACAGCACCCTTCTCCCGACACATCCTAGACATCTGGTAGAATAGCATATACAAGAGGCGGTCTTCGGGTGGAGCATCTTTATTAGAGTTATAGTCCCACTCTACTACCGACCTATCTACGATGAGTCTATGTTGGTTAAGGACTGGTTCTAGGGTATCGATGATACGGTCTTCTTTACGGACATTAGCACGTACTTCCTCTACGTCTATTGCTTGTTTAGTTTGTTGGAGGTGCTTCTTAAACAGCTCTGCGACGATACCGTCTCCGAAGTTTGTTTCAACAACAAGTTTGGTAACGTTATAACGCTTACACCCACGAAGGATGTCAAGAAGTGTGTTATCGCTATAACCGTCGCGATACGCTCGTACCTCGTGAACGTAGAGAAATCCATTCTTTTGTGAGATGTATGTAGCTGCTGTTTCATCACTACCACGACCACTGGGGTCTACGGAGCAAATCGTTTCACTGTAGGCGCTCCACTCACCTTGTAGTTGCATCGGGGAGTAGAAGTAATCACCTGGTAGGCCTACAGTAGGGAGATCCTTGAGGCAGTTACGTGGGTCACTACACCACACCACAGCATCAGGTGCTTGAGTAGGGTTAACAGACGTTACCACTAGGTCACTAAACTTAAGTGGAAACTTCTCAGCATCACTCAAAGTTGTGTCTAATTGAAACTGTAACATAAAGTTACTACGACCCATAGCAGCTTCACGTTCTACTAGGTCTTCACTTGTGAAACGGTCAGGGTCAGTTGGTGTCCACTCCTCAACACCCATCTCGATGTCTTCCACGATTTGTGGAGACAAGAGACCCTCATATTGTGATAACTTATCCTTACGTGGATACCTAGAGGGCCAGACAAAGGGGCGGTAGTTACGCTCTGCTAGCTTACGGTAAATGGTAAAGGTAGTCTGGGGTGTACCAAGGTACATAATACGACTGTCCTTCTTAGGGGTGAGAATGGACTCAGCCTCAGTACACAACTGTAGTAGCTTCTCCCTCATCATCTCAGTCATACTATTACCTGGCACCTCAATGTCGTCTAGAATCATCAGGTCTGCACGAGAACCAGTAAGCTGACCCGTGATGCCTACACTCTTAACGGATGGTGCTTGGTGAGGGCTACAGTTAACATCAAAACTAATCCTAGACCATCGACTATCATCACTCTTAGGTCTAAGGTGTACCAACCACGGTGTCTCGATAATCAGTTTTTGTAGGAAGATCGACATGTTATCTGCCCGCTCTTTTGAAGCGGAGATAATCATGATCTTCTTTTCAGCATCATTGAAGAGTGTCCAAAGCACAAACGCTCCAGTAATCCAGCTTTTACCGACTCCTCGGAAGGCTTGGATCTGTAGTCGTTTAGGACCATTTTGGAGGTAGTCAGCAATGGCGTATTGAGCACGGGTAGGAGAGGGTAAATCTAATTGACCCCATAGTGCTTGTAGGAAGAGCTTAAAATCGTCTTTAAGGGCGGTTAAAGTGTCCATGTGATAGGATATATAGGAAAGCACCTAGAGGCCCCTTGTAGAGGCTCCTAGGCACCTATGGTGGAGCGTTAGTCCGCGAGCTTTACTCGTGGTTTGATATAAGCATTATGGATACGTTCCACTCTACCAATACCAGAGGTAATAGCACGCAGTTGTTGTTGAGGATCTTTAGGTCTAATCCTCATCTCAGGATCATACGGCATGTTCATCAATGCCCCAATGTTAAGTGCTGCATTCTTGGCAGGAAAGTAGCCATGACCTGTTTGAGCACGACCCATAGGGTTTTGACCATTGATGTAGCCGATCTTTAGGTCACGTAGTAGTTGCTGTACACGTTCCTGTATGGTAGGTTGTTTTTTCTTTTCTGCCATTACTTAGATACCTTGAATCAGAGAAGTACTAGGTAGGCTCATACCAGGTTGAATACGCATAACATCAGGGACAGTATTCTGCATAGCCCTAATTTGCATACTAGCACTAGTCGGTTTAACCTTAGTTGTTCTAGTAGTTACAACTGGTGTGGGTTTAGTTACTGCTTTTGGTTTAGGTTTAGCAGCCGCTGGTTTAGGCTTAGCAGCCGGTTTAGGGACAACCACTACTGGTTTAGGTGGTGGCACTGGTTCCCTATTGGCAATAGCTGCAGCCTTTTGACCTAGGGATGAACTGGTAACTTGAGTAAATCTATAATTAGGTACGGTGCCATTAACTTTTGGACTAAAAATTTCATCTACTGCTTCTAGTCTATACTGTGCCCCAGGTTTTTGTAAGAACTCAGCCTCATCGAACTCCATAACAGGTCCGATGTTTTTACCTTCAGCGTTTTGAACCGTAATTAAAGCACTAGGAGCGTCCTTTCTAATAAACCTTAATGCAGCTTTTTCATCAGCAGAAAAAGATCCAAAACCTTTATCGGTATATATGTCTCCAACTTTAAGGTCTACTAAGCCCTCCCTGACTGGATCTTTAATTGCTCGATAGAGATCTCTTTGTTCACTGGGAAGAGCATCAAGAGTCCTGCTCAAATTACCTTGTAAAAACTCATTAACAGCTATTTGTTGAGGTGTTAAATTAGCACTACTGCCAGTCCTAAGCTGCCTATTTAAGTCAGCATAGTACTGTTTAACGTTTTCCCCATATAGACCCAAAGCAGCTTTACTGGCTTCATCTAAATCTATAAATTGTTGATACTTACCAATGTTCTCTAAATACTTTTGCGAAGTGGTATTTAAAGTTTCATCGAATGGAGACTGACCTAATCTACGATTAATCCTGTTACCAATTTGCCTACTGAATTGAGATACTAGTTCTGGGTCAATGCTTGGGGCAGCGTCAGGTTTACCAGCCCGTCCTAAAGCTTTGCCAAGTTTAGGTGTTTTATACGGAACAACTGTTGTACCTTCTTGTACGATACGCATTGGACTCGATTGAGCTACTGCACTACCACGATTCATTGTAGCCGATAAATTAGCCTGTTGTGCCCTAACAGCTTCTTCACCAACTTGAGCCATGGCATCTTGCTGTTTCCATGCTCTCATTTCCAGTGTAGCTGGATCAATACCAGCTTCACCAGTGAGATCAGGTTGCCACTTCTTCTTCCTAACATCTGTAGGAATATCAGATGCCCACCTTGTTTGACCTTTGATGTTAGATGGCATACCAGATACTGGTGTTACCATCCTTTCATCAGCAGCCATAGCTAATTCATCACTAATGCGAGGAGCAGCGGGCATACCCTCTGAAGCCAGTACTTTCTCATAATAAGCACCAATCCAGTCCTTAGGAACACCTAATTGTTCCATAACTTGAACCGGCCAACGTGGTAATGCACCATGCAGGGAGTTACGCATACCGTGCTCAGGCCACATATTCTCCCGAGCAATACTACCACCAGTTTTAGCGCCAGCTACGTGTCCACGGTGAAACTGTTTATTGAACTGCCTTTGAATAGCTACTCGTTCACCTTCAGACAAATTATTCCAATCGTTCTTTAGTTCAGCTCTAAATCGATCGACTTCTTCCTGCCCATGTATACGTCGTATTTCGTTTTCTTCAGCGATGTTAAAGTCTTCACGAATAGCACGACGCATACCACCTTCAGCAAACTCTACAGCTCCAGTATCCTTATTTTTTTCAATGTTAAGGATGGGGTTACCGATGATATTTTTATAATCAACACCCATCTCTTTACGAGCTTGTGGGGCAGATTTACCATCGGCAATCCTAGACATAAAGTCAGCCTTTAGCTCCTCCCAAGAGTTATACCTAGAGGGAATTCTATTAGCCTCTTGCCATAGTCTAAATAGCTGATCTGGTTCTGTATCAAATGTTGGGATGGGTTTATTACGTGGAGCCATAATTAGCTCCCAACTACGTTAGACTCACCACGCATACGACGCTTACGCTCTTCCTCTTCCTTTGCCAGCATACGCTCTTTACCAGAGCCAGGACGTTGACGAGGCTTGCTATCCTTATTAGCAGAAGGAGGATAAGGCTTATTATTGGAGTCCATGTAGGTACCTGAAGTTTTTGCTTTACTGTAGTCCTTAGACTGTTGAGGCTTTTTACCTGTGTCAATATCAGTACGGAAATTTTCAGGCTTAACTGCCCTAGCCCGTGTACCAATAGGGTTACTTTTAATATCTTCAGATGTTACCTTTTGACCCTTTTGACGCATTTGAGATGCTTCAATCATTCGATTGATTTCATCACGCATCTCTTTAAGTGTTTTCTTTTTGTCCATGATTAACGAATGTGTGCTAAGATTAGTGTTTCCCTATTGGTAGGACCGAATGTGTCCCTCATCCATTGTAACCAATTTCTACTGCCTTTATCCTGATTACATTGCCTACAGCTGGGTACCAGATTTGATGTAAGGTCTTCGCCACCAAGACACTTAGGGCGAACGTGATCAAGTGTAAGTTCATGTAATTCATAAGTTTCTCCGCAATAAACACATTGACAGTTAAAGTATTCTTTAATTGCACGACGGTGTAGCCTTTTTGCTTCAGAGCTTGTCATCGTTATTAGGTTATGGAGGTAGTGATCAGGACTAGGCAGTAGTGGAGTCATATTACCGGATCAATGGATCAGCCATACTTCTTACCCTTACGTGGGCGTGTACGGTTTGCTTTAGGGGATTCTAATTTGCCTTTATTGGGACCTGTATGGGAAGCATCCATACCATCACCATTACCATAAGTACCAAGCTTACGGTTCAGTTTATTAGCATTAGTACGGATCTTAAGACCCTCTTTAGTTTTATTATAGGAAGCTTGCTGCTTGAGGCGCTTAGCCTTTGCCTCAGGATTAGCCTTATAGTATTTAGATGTGCGACTTGCCATACAACCTCTTTTGGATAAGTTCAGGATCTACCTTGGGCATAATGGTGGCAAGTTTATCAAGTGGGTTACCCTGATACGCGCAACCCGAAATGTCATTTTTAGATAGCCAATCTGTGCAGGCTTTTAAATCTGCAGTACTAGCCTCACCAGATTTAATGCGGCGAAGAAACTCTTCGGTAACTAGGTTATGTAATTCGTTAAAAGCATCTTCCGTAGCTTTCTGTTTAGGTGCCATAGTGTCCGTTAGTAAGTAAATAAGTCAAGGCTTTAGATAGTATTGTTGGGCTATCTTTTAAGTAACCAAGTCCACGGTTGCAGTTATTGCAAAGTAACCCACGAACTTCATTCGTTTCATGGTTATGATCTACTCTAAAACGTTCTCCGGGACCTCCAGGGGTATCTGTACCACAAATAGAGCAAAGGCCATTCTGCTGTTCGTAGAGTAAATCGTAATCCTTTAAAGTAATACCGTACTGAGTTCGGTACTTCCAAGTTCTTGCTCTTTGAGAATCACGAGCTTGCTGGTTTCTGCATTCCTTACAAGTGTTACGTTTACTCTCAAATTTGTCCAACTCTTTTTCTATCCCGCATTTAATGCAGGTTTTCTTAGCCATTTCTCAATACAATCTGGTCCAGCTTGTTCTCGATTCTGATCATGTGATCCTCCATCTTTTGTAAGGCGTTGGCTAGCTCTTGGCGAGGGACGTACTTCTCAGCAAACCTCAACTCAATGGAATCAATACGTTTGTCTAATTGATCCATACGTGTGTTCGATTTACTGTTAATAGCTGCAATACCGCCACCTATCCCAATCACCAGAGAAGCAACACCTGTGATAACCGCTTCAATCATTTCTTTTGGTTGATGATGTTAATCAGTTTAGTGCTATAGTCGGGATCAGTGGCGTACCCCTCCTTAACTAAAAGTCTGCAACACTCCTCTACAGAGGTTGCTCTATTTACACCTTTATATGTCTTGTAGTCCTTGTACCAACGCTGTGTCAAATAGGAGACACACGACTGAAGATCCGGGAAGTTAATGAACCCAGCAGTAATCGTGATCCACTTACCATCGATGAACTCTTTAGTCTCATGGTCAGTACCAGAGCCCTTAAGTCCAAAGTAGTTATGTGTACCAGAGGTATGCTTACCCCATCCACTTTCTAATGCCCACTGTGCTGCTACTACTTGTGGGAACTTAGCACCTGCTACCTTAGCAGCAGTAATAACTCCCTCCCAAGTGTTAGCAACGGTAGCTACAGGTTGCGGGGTGTTGACAGGCCTGAAGGTCATGAACCAACCAGTACCACTACCCTCTACTTCCCAACGCTTAAGCCAGTTCTTCCAAGAGTAACGGACACTACTACCACCACTACCAATAGTGACATAGCCTCCGTTAACGTTATCCATCTCACCGTATGGGTCATGGAAGACACCACGTTCACTCTCATCACCAATCAATAACATCCAATGCCCACCACCCCTAGGAGCAGTAGCAGGACCTTTATGTAGGATACCAGTAGCAACTGGATAGCCAGCCTTTAGTTCATTGATCAAAGCTTGCTTAGTACCCTTTTGGTAGAAGGTAGCTAAGATACCGTACTGCTGACAAGCCTTGATGTGTGATGTATATTCAGTTGTATCTCCATACTTCAATACAGTACGGAGGTAATCATCATCGGCGTTACTACCCTTTAATGCATCAGGACGGAGATACTTGATGGCCATAGCACATGTTGAGCTAAAGCACATCCGATCCCCGTGACCTGTTGCACTATCTGTCTGGGGGTAGTACTGCTTAACTTGCAGCAGTACCATTACTACTTACCTCGGAAGGTACGACGAATCTTACGTACAGTGTCATCCTCAGTACGTGTCTTACTAAAGTAAGCAGCAGCCATAGAGATGGCTTGAGTAACGCTATTAGCCTTACGCTTCTTAGTTACACCAAGATACTCAGATGCAATAAAAAGAACAAAGAAAGCAAGTGTCTCATAGGACACCTTAATACCAAGAATAGTGATCATGGTTAGTTAAAGGTAAGGGTGTCATTACCAAAGCCACCAACAATAGAGGTAGCGGTAAAGTAAGAACCACTTGTTACACCGTCGAAGCTAATGGTGTCATCAGCTTGGGTAATGGGTTCGTCTTTTGTTGGCCAACCGCTGTAGTCAGCACTAGTGACATAAGCAGCTAACTCATCAGTAGTAGTGGTAGCTCGGATCTTGCCTTCCTTTGTGCCGGAGATGTCCCGTACAGCAAGGCGATAGAAAAGAACGTCAGCAGGAGTTGGAGTGCCTGTCTCAGCTTGACGGGTGATATACCAGTCACTACCGGCCAACAGTGTGCCCGCAGTAGTTTTAGTTTGACCTACCCACTGCTCTACGAGTTGAGCGTGGTCCTTAGGAATCCCTGTATCCCAGTAGAAGCGTTGGTCTACCGGGATGGGGTCAGGCTCTTCCGTAATGCCAATAGCTGCACGTTCTTCAGGGGAGGCAAGTCGAAGCCAGTTATTCGGGTATTGAATGCCATCGTGGGTAAATGCCACGTCTGGACTTAATGGTTGTCCGTTTAAGATAAACATATTATTCAGTAGAAGTCGTGTTCACTACTAGCGGGCGCGGGCGTAATTAAAGGGTGACTCGGCGAAGGCGGCGTAGATGTAAGTGCCGTTAAAATTGAGTTCTGTTTCTCCTCTGCGGATCTTGAAACCATTGCTTAATATATCTAGCCACACCAAAGGGTTAGTGGTGCCAGTCCCGCCTGTGCCTTCTTGATAACTAGCATTGGCAAATAGACTGGCACCACCAAGCCCGTTATAAGAATAGCGAGCTGCATCAATCATTAGCCAGCCGTTGTATGAAGAGTAGGTCGTATCCGTAGCTGCTTTAATCATTATCCACCTAGGTCTAAAGCCAAGGTAGATAAAGGGACCATCGTTTACTCCGTTGGCGGTGTAGCTGCCGAAAGAAGAGTACCCGACTACTGGGGCGAAGCAATAAGCTACATAGTTGTTACTTGATGTGTTATTGCTGTATCCACTAAGACCAACACCGAACACAGTGGATGTAGGTGCAGACGTTCCCCAGATCGTTGAGAATCTTGTATCACTTCCTTGCGTGCTTTCAAGGGCAAGGTAATCGCCGGTTCCTAAAGACTTGTGATAGACAATCCAGTTCTGGTTGCTGGCGTTTCGCGTTTTGCAGATGATGAATGAC